GTTTTATCCCAATGCAGGATCTCAATATATACAAAATGCAAGGCTTGATTTAGCACATATATTTCCTTTCACTGAAACAGCTAAAGTTACTCCTAATAGTTCTTTTTTAATGGAGGGAGGTAATCCAAAATATTTATATTTATCACCTAGCGGTGTTAACAGGAAGTTACAAACTTTTATTGAAGGTAGAATGAGAAACGCAATACTAAACCTTGAAGACCCAACAAAGATGGCGGCAGCAGAGGCAAACTTGATGAAAGCTGACGAACTATTGAAAAAACTTAAAGCTTTAAGTGTTGTAGCAGTAGATGAAAAAACTGCTATAAAAGCTGGGGATACTGCTTTGTTGTCAGATGATCCAGTAAAACTAACAATGGATGACTATAAAGATTTATTTGGTTATATATTAGAAATGAATAATATTGAACAACAAGTGCAGCAAGCAATACCTCGACTACAAGATGGTGGCACACCTGAAGACGAGATAGATCAAGAAACAGGTATTTTAGATTATCTGTCCGATAAGAAAAAACAATTTGAAGACTTTACAGGAATTACAAAAGCAGACGAAGCTTTACAAAATTATGTTGAAGAAGACCTAGGTGGTAATCCTTTAAGAGCTGTACCAGTGGCAATTGGAAATATGTTAGAAGCACCTGGCAAAGCGGCTGACGCAATTAGAAATCAAATGAATAATGTAAACGAATTAGCTGACCTAGCTTATTATCATAAGATGGGTGAGGGCGACGTTGATGGAGCTAATCTAATCAGAAATCAAAAATTAGATTCATTCGATAAATATGGAAATATTCTTACAATGCCTTTAGATGCTTTTGATTTTGTATTTGGTGGCTTAGGTAAAGGATATAAACAAATGTTCACAGACCAAGATGATACAACTCTCTATCTTGATCCGACAGGTATTTTTTCAGATGCATCTTATACAGTAGAGGGAGACAGTAATTTTGGAAAAATAGTCGGCGCAGCAAGAACTTTAGGTTTAACAGCAGCTGAAGTTTTTTTAGCATTTACTCCTTATCAATTACTTAAATTAAGTAAAATGCCTGTGAACATGATTACAAAAACTATTAAAGGAGTTGTAAATGTTGGCGCTCCAATAATTGCAGTAGCAGAGGGTTACTTTAGTTATGATTCAAAAGAAAAGGTTGAAGAAGCAAAACAAAAAGCATTAGAAGCTGCTGAAAAAGCAGAGAAAGAATTTGATGCAAGACAAACTGAACAAGCAGCAAACGTTGGTGTAGAGGGGATCAACCCTGATAATTTTGAAGATGGCGGTGTAGTTGGAGAATATTTACCAACTGAATTTGATGGTCAATATGCACAAACAAGATTATCTGTAGGTGGTGAGCCAGGACAATTTACAAATCCAACATCATTAGCTTTAGAAGAAGATTTTGATGCAAGAGATATTTTAAATGAACCTGGTTATGAATCAATTCAAGAACTTGATGAATTGTTTGATATTACAAAAAAAGAAAACAGATTTATTCCTCGTGATGATTTAGCTGTGCAAGTAGCAGGGGGAAAAGGGGAAGGTATAAAATATATTCTAGACAATGTTCCTAAATGGGTTCGTGAAGGTAAAGAAAGAATTAAAATGGGCGTTGAAAATATTTTACCTGGAACAAGAGAACAGCCACCAGGACTACCAGCAGTTATAGATGATACAGCTGATGGTTTAACACCTCTAACTAAACAAGAACCAGGTCAGATATTCTATCAACAAATGGAAGCAGAATTATTACAGGGACCAAAAGTATTTAAAGATAAAAAAGCATTCTTTGATTACATGCAAGCAAGAAACATTGGCAAGGTTGAAGTAATGGATTCTGAGATTGAAAGAGTCATAGATAGTTTAACGCAAAAGAATATGCCAATAACTAGAGAAACATTGATCGGTGTTCTTAGAGAATCACCAGTTCGTTTTGTACAATCAAAAGGTTATGGGTTTTTATCTGATAAATTGGATGGAAAGCAAAGAGGATTGAAATACTCTGGTTACAAAGAAGCAGGAGAAATACCTAATACCAGTAGAGAACGTGTCTTGTTTGTAGATCCAAAAGATTTGCGTGGTGATCCAGGAAGCGTGCCTGGTAGTGTATCACAACATAACTGGGAAGAACCGTACACGATTGCGTGGTCACGGCTCTCGGACCGTGATCTTGGCGGGGCTTACGCTGGCAAGACAGTAACGTTCGCAGACGAAATACAATCGGATATTTTTCAAGGCTCACAAAAAATGGCGGGCAAACTTGCAGCTAAAATTAAATACATGGCTGACAACAATGTGCCATTAGATAAAATTGATAATGACATTCAAAGAGAAATACTTGCATACTTTGGCGATAGAAAGCATGTATTTAGAGAAAGTCTACCAAGCGCAGCAGCTTTAAAACAAGAGTACGATCAGTTAATGTCCTTACAAGATCAACTTCGTGAATTAGCAAATACGCCTGTCCCTGAAATGACGGATGCCATGATTGAAGCAGCAAAAAAAGTACAGTTTCAACAAGCAGATGTTTTAGATAGTTTAACACAGAGACTTAACTTAGATTTAAACAGATATTTATTTCCAAACTTACCATTTAAACTTCGTGGTCAATGGGCAGATGCTTCTATTAAAAGAGACATTTACGAAGCAGCTTACAGAAAGTTTGTTCTAAAAGATCCTAATGCTACAGATTACTATGCCGTAACGCCAGCAAATTTAGTGACAAGAAGATATAGCCACGAAGGAACAACTGCTACTCCTGCAGCTGATAGGGCGGCAGATAAAGAACGCAGAATACAATCATGGGTAAGTGGCGGCATGGATGGTGATATTGCGAGTTCAAGATATCCAGGTGTTGGTATGTATGAGTTTTACGGTGGACCAGGAGCGGATGTTGTAACAGAATCAGGTAAGCACTATACAAGTGAAATAGAAAAGATTTTAAAAAGAATTGCTAGAGAAAACAATGTACCATTAGAAGTTCTTCCAGTTAGAACAGGAGACAGATCTGCAGAGGTATTTAATGTTGTTGATAGAAATACAGGTGAAATACTAGGATCTGGTAACACAGGTAGACAAGCTGATGCTATCGCAAATGATATAATTGCTAATTCAGACAGAAAGGTTGTAGTGCAAAGAGCCGAAGGGTTTGACACAACTGATAGTTTTGGTATAGAATTGACACCTTCAATGGCAGAAGCATTCAAGGCATACATGGCTAAGGGTGGCTATGTAAACGAGGAGATATTATTACCATATGGCGATTGATAAAAGAATTACAGGGGACATGGACCCCAACGATCCAAGATTAGAACAAGTTACTCTAAATATTGCTAATGAAGAAATGGGCGAAGCTACGATGCTTGAAGATGGATCAGCGATCGTAGGTGAAGTACAAGAACCTTTAGAACAAGAATTTGACTCTAACTTAGCTGAGTTTGTCAGTGAAGATGTATTAACAAATATAGCTAACGATTTGTTAGATAAGTACGACAGAGATAAAGCATCAAGAGATCAATGGGAGCAAGGTTATAGAAAAGGTTTAGACTTACTTGGGTTTCAATACACAGAAAGATCAGAACCGTTTCAAGGTGCAAGCGGTGTAACACACCCTTTACTTGCTGAATCAGTAACACAGTTTCAAGCACAAGGTTATAAAGAACTTCTACCTGCTGGCGGTCCTGTCAATACAATGATTATTGGAAAGAACACTCCACAAAAAGAAGAACAAGCACAGCGTGTAAAAGAATTTATGAATTATCAAATCTGTCATGTGATGGAAGAGTATGATCCTGAGCTTGATCAAATGTTATTTCATTTACCTCTAGCAGGTTCTGCTTTTAAAAAAGTTTATTATGATGCAGCTCTTGAGAGAGCAGTATCTAAGTTTGTATCGGCTGATGATTTAGTTGTACCGTATTCTGCAACAGATCTTTCATCTTGTGAACGCATAACTCATCAAGTTAAGATGAGTGAAAATGAAGTTCTTAAACAGCAAGTTGCAGGATTTTACAGAGATGTAGATTTGCAATACACTTCTAAAGAGGACAAAGTTTTAAATAAAGAGAGAGAAATAGAAGGTGTAAAAAAAGTTGGTGAGGATGACGAATATACTTTGTTAGAGATTCATGTAGATTTAAACATTGAAGGTGTAGATGAAGACAATGGTATTAAAGTTCCTTACATAGTAACAATAGACGAAGGGTCATCACAAGTATTATCAATATACAGAAACTACAAAGAGGATGATCCTTTAAGAGCAAAAAACAAATATTTTGTACATTACAAGTTTTTACCTGGTATGGGTTTTTATGGTTTTGGCCTTATTCACATGCTTGGTGGTTTATCTAGAACTGCAACTGCAGCTCTAAGACAATTAATTGATGCAGGTACTTTATCAAACTTACCAGCAGGTTTTAAGGCAAGAGGTCTTCGTATTCGTGATGATGACAACCCTTTACAACCAGGTGAGTTTAGAGATGTAGATGCCCCTAGTGGTGATTTACGTGCTGGCTTAATGCCACTACCTTACAAAGAACCAAGTGCAACATTAATGCAACTACTTGGTTTCGTTGTTGAAGCAGGCACTAGATTTGCAACTGTAGCTGATCAGAAGATTGGTGATAGCGTTGCAGCTAACGCACCTGTTGGCACAACAATGGCTTTAATGGAAAGAGGCACAAAAGTAATGAGTGCCATTCACAAAAGATTACACTACGCACAAAAAGTAGAATTTAATATTCTTGCTAGAATTTTTAAAGAATCCTTATCACCAACATATCCCTACAAACCAGCTGGTGAACAAGGATTTGAATTAATTAAACAACAAGATTTTGATGACAGAGTTGACATCATGCCTGTCAGTGATCCAAATATATTTTCTATGTCTCAACGTGTTACGTTGGCACAAACACAATTACAACTGGCTCAAGCAAATCCGCAAGGGCACAATATGTACGAGGCTTATAGACGTATGTATGAAGCTTTGGGTGTAAAAGATATAGCAGCTATACTACCACCACCTCAACAGCCACAACCATTAGATCCAGGTAATGAAAATTCTAAGGTAATTTTAGGTCAGCAGCTTCAGGCTTTTAGAGGACAAAATCATATGGCTCACATAGATGCTCACCAAGCATTGATGACGTCGGCTTTAGTAAAAAATAATCCACAAACTTTAATTTTGTTAGAGTCTCACATTATGCAGCACGTTGCTCTACAAGCTAGAGAAGAAGTTGAAGAAGAATTAAGACCAGAAATTGAACAGCAAACACAACAATTAGGTGGTCAACTACCACAAGAATTACAATTACAATTCCAAGAGGTCATTGAAGCAAGAACTGCAGAAAAAATTGTAGAAATGACAGAGAAAATGATTCAGGAAGAGCAAGAATATCTTGATGAACAAGGTCAAGATCCACTAATTGATCTTAAACAGCAAGAAATTAACCTGAAAGCTATGGATACAGAGCGTAAAGCGAGTGTCGATGCAGCAAAATTACAGCTTGATGCAGCAAAATTAGACCAACAAGCTAAATTAACGCAAGATAAAATTGATTCACAAGAAGATATTGCGCAACTTCGTGCAAATGTTAACCTTTCTAAACAAAAACAGTGAAGAAAAAACAAAAAAAAGTCGCAAAAGTAATGCGAGAGTTTAAAAAAGGTAAATTAAACATTGGCGGATCTAGAAAAAAGGTTAAATCTAGAAAACAAGCAATAGCAATTGCATTAAACGAGGCAGGAATATCTAAAAATGGAAAGCGCAAGCGATAAATTAGCAAAATACTTTGATTCTTTGATGACTATTGCAAATAATCATAGCAATTCCTCTGAAGATAGTGTACTTTTAGCTGGTGCTATGATGGGTGTAGCTAAAATGATCTATTACAATCATTTAAGCAGACAAGAAGCGCAAGAATTACTTGATCACAATGGGTATGATCTGTTAAAATTGCTAAAACCTACCATACACTAGGAGATATTATGCCGACAAAAAAACTTGAAAGAAAACTGCCAAAAGCGAGTGAAAAGTTTAAAGATCTTTTTAAAAAAAAGCGTGAGGAAACAGAAAAGAAGCGTGAAGACGCTTTAAGAGAGTTTTTTAAAAAGAAGGGCGATAAATCAGCTCCTATGCCAACTCCAAAGTCTAAAGGTGAATTTCAAAGAAGATACGGTGAAGTTCCTAAATTGCCACGCAAAAAGAAAAAAGATGGTGTTATTAGTTTTAAAGAATTAGAGAGAATGAAAAAAAGAAAACCAAAAGTTATGGAAGCAAAAAAAGGTGGTAGTGCCAAGTTTCCTGATCTCAGTGGTGATGGTAAAGTTACACAAAAAGATATTTTAATTGGTAGAGGTGTAATCAAAAGAAAAAAAGGCGGCCCAGTTGATAAACCCTCTAAAAAGAAAAGTTTAGCTGCAAAAGCTGCAGAATTAATAAAAAAACAATTAGAGAAAAAAAAGAAAATTTTACCATTTGTTACAACTGGACCTAAAAGAGTTCCAAGACCTAAATTACCTAAACCAAAAAAACCAGGTGAGATAACTAGAGTTCCAAGACCTAAGCTTCCAAAGCCTAGTGATTTTAACAAACCAAGAACTGTTACTCCTGCAAAAAGGAAAAGACCAAAAATGATGTCTACTGGCGGAGTTGCTGGTAGATTAGCTAAACGTGGATATGGAAAGGCAAGATCATGAACTTTAAGAAAACAAAAGTAGAAGTAGTCAAACAAAAAAATCCGTTTCCTTCTATGAAAGTTTCTTCTGATGCTGCTATTGTTTATTCACCTTTTGTTGTTAAACAAAACAAAGGTGGAGGTCCAAAAGGACAGACTAGCAAGGCTCAGATCAAAAAAGTTGCTTTTAAAGGCGTAAAGTAATAAAACCTTACAAACAAAGGAGGATTGTATGAAACTTGTACAAGATCTGTGGGCACACT